TTAATAATATCTTTTATTGTTTGCATTGGATCAAATGGTTTACCAGTTTGCAATGCCTCATATTTTTTATCACGCAGTTGACTTTGGACTCTTTCGTATCTTTGTTTTTCATATCCAAACCCAAACGTCATTTCTCCTGGTGCGCCAACAGCAGCCCTTCCATAACTTAATGCATCTCTCATTGGGGCATCTGGATTACGAGCCTGTTGTTTAAGTTTGTTTGCTTGCGTCCAACTCATATTTCCTTTTTCGGCAAGATTATTTATTTCATTTTCTCCAAGCAATCCACGCTGAGTCATTGATTCATAATTACCAAATTCTTTTGGTGTAGCTCCAGCGCCTTCTCCAGAAAGCAAAGCCCTCATTTGGCCATCAGGAAGAGTTACGTTTAATGATTTTATTTGACGATATGCATCTTGACCGCCTATGTTTCCAGCGGCATGATTTTCTAAAATTTGATTTACTTTATCTTGATTTATTGAAAGACTTAATGCATTTGTTTTATTATTAGCTTCAATAATATTGCCTGTTTTTTCAAGCCATTGAGTCTTTAATTTATCAAGATTAACTGTTTTCATTACCTCTGATAACTTGCCAAAATCTCTAGTAATTAATTTTCTATATCCATCTATTTCGGTTGGAGCAAAATCCTTACTAATTGCATATTCAATAATTGCATTAATTTTTGTTTTTTCAAAATCTTCTCTTGCCGTTTTAACAAACGCTGGATCTCCTGTTTGCATAGCAACTTCAAATATTCTGTTACGCTCAACCATAATGCGATCCGATAATATCTTTGGATCGTTTTCTGATTTTAAGGTGTCAGCAATAATGGTTGATGTTGCAGCCAATGCATCATTAGCTAAAGCAATTTTTCCTTGGGCTACAATCTTTGCAAAATTCTCAGTTGCTTTTACATATACTGAATTACCAGCAGTAGCCATAGAGCTTCTAAACTTTAAACCCTCTTCAGCATCTACAGCACTAATTGCTTTAGCATATCCAGCAGTCAATGATTTAATTGTAGTTTGAACTTCTCTTAAATCAAAAGATCCTGTTTCTACAGTAGCGCTTAACTTGGCCAACTCTTGACGGCCAAGAACCTCTAACTCACTACGCAGCTGACCAGCTTGTACTTTTCTAGCAGCATCACCAAAATATGTACCCGGCTTTGCAAATAACTCAGTTGGGCTTTTGCCTTCTTCCATTGCTCTCATTACTTGCTCTGCGCTTGGCATATTCTCAGCGCCATACTGCATACCTTCACGCTGTGCTCTTTCTGCTGCTTCTTTAAATGCAAATCCAGCCAATCGATCCAAGGCAGAATTAATACCCTGAGTCGCGGCAACAGACTCTTTGAGATTAGCAAGGTCTAGACGTGGAACGTCTGCTGGTAGATAGCCAGTTGGTTGGTAGCGTGGAAGTTCAGCCATAATTTATATTAGAGTGGTTGTGGTTCTGTTGATGGTGCGCTACCCATTTTTGCGTACATAAACCCAGCAGATCCTAGCTTACCAGCGGCATCAAAATATCCAGCCTGTTCAGCAATCTGTCCAGCGCCTTGATATAGGCTTGATTGGATAAGACCGCTGCGCCTTGTCATGTCAGAATTTTGTAAAGCAAACATAAACTCTTTGCCACCACGAGTATTGTTGATTTGCTGTATCAATCCAGCGGATCCCTCAAAGCCTTGTGTGCCACCAGCAAATCCACGAGCCACTACAGCTGCGTTAGCTTGGTTGGTACGTCTAAGAATCTCGTTAGCCTGTAACTCATACTGCACAGCTCTGCGGTCAGACTCAACCTCTGCTTGCTTGGCTTGCATCTGATACATTTTGTTGCGGTCTTGGCCAGCCTTAATAGAGCCAGCCGCACTAGCAACTGTTAACGTAATAGCAATAGCCGTTACTGGGTCTTGATATTTCTGTCCAATATGCTTGTTTACTGCTGGGCCATTAAATGGATCACCGATTGGGCCATCAAAGTTTTTAAGGTCTTGTCTAGAAAATCTCATATTAAGTTCCTTGATGTGTTGCTACTTTGTACTCTAAGCCAAGCAATGTCATCTTTAATGGCACGTCTTGCTCAATTGTAATCTTGCCTTCAGTTGTATAACCTAAAAGTCCATGCATTGTTTTAGTGCCTGTGTACTCGTCAACCGCTTCATCAAGGATGTCACCAAACGCTCTGAATGGCACCTCAATTGTATTAATCTTCATGTGCTGGGTACTAGCCACCAACGCATTAACCTCAACAATCCTCTTCTTAAATCCAATGCGTGTGCCTGTCTGTAGCTTTAGGTCTACCGGCATGGTTACTGCTTTTACAGAGATAGGTAAGCCTACCTCAAATTTAGTAGTTGATGAGCGTGAAAATGTAACTGTGCCACCGCCTGGTACTGTTTGGTTAGCCTGTACAGATCCATCAAGAATTACGTTAACTGTTTCTGTAGCTACATGGCTCATTGAGACAGATGCAGCAGCTCCACCAGTTTTAGCGCAGTCTGTCAGCAAGTCGTTATCAAATGCCTCTACAAAATATTGGAATGTGCCGTTTACATTGCGCTTGACTACCACATAGATGGTTGATATATCTACACCTACATCTACAAAGGATCCATCTACAGTAATAAACTCGGATGGGGCAATGACGTTTTGGGCGCGTAGCAATGAGAACACAGCCATCATGCCGTCATCTGCATTAGTAATCAGCAGTAAGTCGTTCTCATCAGTAGCCACAGACCTACGCAAAGCCATACGAGTTGGAGTACGCAAGAGATGGCCAGCAAGTAACGATATCTTTTGCGTGACGTATGTAAGCTGCGTATCAGTATAAGCAAACTCATTTAATGATTTCCCTTGTCGTTGTACAAACAGGGTGCCAGACTCTAACTGTTGAACCCTAACACCTTCTTTAATGCCGTTACGGCTTGCTGTTTTAACAAAGAAATTCGTTGGAGTAATTGGGTCAAGGCCGTTTTGAGGAACATAAAATTCACCTCCTGTTGTAAATACTTGTAGGTCTCTACCAGAGATAATGTCAACAATAGCGTTGAATGTGTTGGTGTCTAGTGTAGCCTCAACCGCATCGTCATCCAAGCCCTCTGTTGGGTCAAAGTCAAAGAACAGTCCAACCTTAGAACCCCATATGGTAGAGGGGCGCGACTTCGATCCACCGAAATATAGGCGGCCTTCATGGAATGTTACCGAGCGTGGATAGCCTTTGCCAGCACTCCATACATTTTCATAGCCTGACTCGTATTCCCACGAACCATTAGCAATGGCAGAGGTGTTAAAAAATGGGAACTCTGTAATAGCATCTACTGAAGTGCCAGATGTGTACTTAACAATCTTAGCCCTACCTTGTGGAGATGCGTTGACGTATTGGCCAACACTTCCAGCCACAAATACAGAGGAGCTGGCGGTTAATGTAATCTTACCCGATACAGCCGATGGTGTTAGCGTACCCGCTGGATTAGAAAAAGCAGCGGTAAAAGCATACTTTGGAATAGAGTCAAAAGTAATTGCTGTGCCTGTCCATGTGGCATCTGTGCCACCGCGCACAATCTTAATTGGATTAATGTCTGGATGAACCACAATAAGCGTATCGGCAGACTGTGTCCATACAATGTTTGCCAACCTAGCGCCAGTAAGCCCCAATGCAGATGTATCTAAATAATCATTAGCACCACCATTAATCGCTGTAATCAAAGCCTTATTCTTAAAAACGTGCATCCGATTATGCGTAAAGCAAAGCATATAGGAATCCGATGTGCTGAACTCAAACTCAACTAATCGGGTTCCGTTGCCAGCAGACTCTGTGCTAGTGTTTGGCAAGGATGAAATGTACTTAGTGCCAGGTCTACGTCTAATGCCACCCTGTGGCTGACACACCACGTTGGTAGCCTCTTCTAATGCGTTCTGATAGGCAGCCAAATCAACCCTTGCCCGGAGCAATGGGTCTAACTCGCCAGTAGAAAAGTTTGTCTGGATAGAGACAAAGCGAGCCATTAATACCTCACAGCAATAAGTGAGAAATCGTTAATTGCGTTGGTTGGCTGGTTAAGGCCATCAATATTCATAGCCTGTCTTAGATATCCACCTCTGCCATTTTCAGCTGGTGAGCCAACGGCGACAGACTGCCAATACTGGCTCTTCTCTGTTTGGTCTGTAATAGGTAAAGCAAGGTGCCAAGTCATCATGTATTTGAGCAGCTGCACAAAGTAACTTGGCATATCGTATTCGGGTACAGCGTATTGATAGTCAATATAAACCTGTTGATAATCGGTAAGCAGTTTGCTACCCATAATTCTGTATTCTTTACGAGGTGGGATGCCAACAGAACTACTATCGTAAACAGCTCTAGGTGATCCTAAGCGGTCTCCAGGCAACTGATATTCGTAGCGGTACTCGTTAGTAGGTGTTGTTACTAATTGAGCAATAGAGGTCTTTTTAAAGCTAAATGACCAAGGGTAAAGCATGAGGGCTTGATTGCGAATATCCGCATATAAGCGGTCTGCAATTGATGCCTCGTCAGTTCCTTCATTAAATGAGGAGATTGGCTTTGCGCCTAACATTACGCAAGCATCAGAACATATTGATAATGCGGTATCGCCAGCTGCCATTTAAATCTCCAATGTAAGAATGGGCTATCGCCAGTTTTGCCAGCAATAGCCCATCTTGTTACTAGATACTATTAGTCAGTATCGGTTGCACTTACAGTTGTACCATCAGCAATGTCAACAGTTGTTGACGTTACCGAGTTAACATAAGTTAATACAAGACTTGGGGTTGTAGAGTCATAAACAAAAATAACGTCTCCAACTTTTAACACGTCTTTTAAAGATGCAAAATAACCAACTGTGTTAACAGTAGCTTGGGTATCAGCGGTTTTATACAAATACATCGATGGTGCATTACCAGCCTTCGATGCACAGACAGTTACTAAACCAGTATCAGAATATGCCATATCAGTCTCTCCTTAGATTAAGATTCGCGAGCGGTGATTTTGACAATACCCTCATCATCGATAATAATCGCTCCAGCAGAGAAAATGCTGTTCACTAGGAACGAGGTCTTCTCAGGGATGTAATTAATTTCGGTGCGTGGGGCAATACCTTCTGCATAGCCAAGTGCATCTTTATGGAAAGCAAAGCAAGTGCGGTCTAAAGAACCATCAACTGCTAAGCCACCCTCAGAGCGGTCACCAAGGATATGGAAAGTAAAGCCTAAGAAAGTATTGATTTCACCAGCAACAAGTGCTTTAACAGTATTGAAGTCAGAGCTGGTTACTGCTGTCTCAGACAACAACGATGATAAGCCATTTGCGTGGAGGATAATATGACGGCCCTCTGGAGGTACGTTATTTTTATCCAACAACTTCTTAGCTTCACGCAACTTGGCTACGTTCATGTTGGTATCGCTACCACCGATATCGTTAGAAACAGTCAAGCTGGTGCTAGTATTTCCGAGTGCATCAAGAATCATTTGGTCTTGTCTGCGGCCAATAGCGTTAGACAATACTTGAACCAACTCTGAACGCTCGTCAAAGTTTACTTTAGCTTGATTAAAGATATCGCTATATTCAGCGGCATTGTAATCAGCAAGCGTACAAGTAATACTTGAGAATGCTACGTTTAATGGAGTTACGTCAGATTGTGCAATGCGTGGGGTAGCCACACCTTTGCCAACCTTTGGAAACTTAACAGTAGAGCCTTCAACTCCTCTACGCTGACGAACAGCACCTACCAGCATTGCTTTGCCCTGGAAAGCCTGTTTTACCTCAGCATCAAAGAGGGTAACAAAGGCATTAGATAATGAAATGCTCATGTGTTTCTCCTAAATAGGTAAAAAATAAATTGGGTTTTTGCTTTGGTGTGCCTGTTGCCAGGGCCTACGCTTGCTACTTGCGGTAGCCAATCGTCAGATTAATCTGCATCAAGGGCCAACTAAATGGTATGCCTTAATGAGTTTCTAGCAGAAATGTAGGAAAAATACAACATCTAGTGAAATATTTTTTATACCAACTAAATGTGGATAAAAAACCCCCGGCTAACTGCACCGGGGTAAGGGTCACTCTCGTGAGGAGATTCTTTATATTAGCCGAAATTTTGAGCAAACATCTTCTCAACCTTGGCTCGGTAGGATGGATCTGTTTTGTACTTAGGATCACCAACCATTTGGTACAGCTCATCTTTGGAGGGAGCGCCCTCAATGGGTACAGACTCAACTGGGATGCGAGAGCCCTCATAGGTTTCACGCAGTTTCATCAAAGCCTTTAAGCCTTTGGCAGTACCGCCCATATACTTAAACTCTTCAAAGTCATCCCTGCCCCATACCCCCTTGTTTACAAGACCCCTGGCCCAATCTGTCATTCCCTTAATAATGACATCTGCATTAGGCCCAAGGGATGCTTTCTCTTCAGCAAGGGATCTGGTAACAGACTCTACTTTCTCTGCTCCCATACCAACAACTGTGCCAACGAGACTATCTAAGGCCATCTGCGATATCCCATTTTCTTTTGCCCAACCCATCACATGGGATCGAACTGGGTCATTCTCAGGAATAGAGCCAAAGGCAGACACGTCATACTTTCCATCAGCTGGTGCTTTGTGTTTGCCTTGCGATATCTGTTTCCTAAGATCCATCCAAGACTTGGCTATGCCTTCTAGATCGGGGGCTGAATCGTCTTTCTTCCAAAAGTTCTCAGGCCACCAATCTGGTCTGTCTAAGGGGGTGTCATCCTCTGGCTCTGATAGATGAGATATCTGTGACGATTCTGGGTTTTGCTGCTCGGTACCTTGGCTGTCCTCAGTTGTTACTGAGTCCAGTAGGCCACCTTCCTCTGTGGGCTGGACTGCTTCGGTATTTTCCATGTTTACATTTTCCTTGCTTTTAAGATCCTTGCTTCAAGATCCCGCACCACAGAGTTCTGTCCTTCTCGATAGAACGCATAGCTTGGGTCAGAGCCAGGCAAGGCAACTGGCTGCTCTAACAAAGCTGACCTAAGCCACTTCATTAGTTTTGCTCCATCCTCTGAGCCAAGAACTCGGAGGCATAATTTATTTAAATCCTCAGCTGCTTGTTGAGAATCTCTAACGTCTGTGGCTACGTTTTCTAACCCTTCCCAGCCGTCATTCATCAGCAGTCCTCTGCACCAGCATAGTCACTATAAGTCTTTAGAACCTCGTAGATTGCTGGGATTAAATCACCCTTGAGGT